ATCTTAGTCCTGCTAGGGATTGGATACGTGCCATTTCAGCATCTTTCAAGCGTAATAAATCTGCCATTACTGCTTGAGCTTCATCAACCATCTCATCACCGTACTGTTTTTGTACTGCTGTTAAGACTGCTGTTTCACCTTTAGGGAAAGCATTACTAGTATAATCGTACATACCTTTAATGAATTCATCTAATGGAATTTCGTTCTTTTGCTTCAATTCGTCACCGTTTCCTTTTGGACTAATGTCGATTGTTGTAGCATCTTTATCATCTTCTTTTGCTCTTTCGTCGTCTCCGAACATCATTTTATATACTTTATATCCACCCAATAATAGTGCAACTACTACTGCCGCTGGTATAGCATATTGTTTTGCAATACCTGCAACTTTGTTTAGATCTGGAATATTATCTAGTGCGCCTGCCGCCATTGATTTAAGTTCATCTGCTGTGTTGGCTACTTTGTCGCCAACTGATTTAATAGTACTTTGAGCTGTGTCAATAGCATCGTTAGCTTTACCAACAAGTTCTGCTCCACCTTTTACTGTGTTAACTGCTCCTTTTGCTACGTCTACTGTTGCACTTGGATTAGCCGCCGCTGTTGCACCAACAGTTGCTTTGACTGGATTCTTTGCTGACCAACTTAAAATCTTGCCTGAACCCTTCATTACATTTGGTAAAACTTTAGGGCCAAGCATTCTTAGTGCCGCACCTGCCGCTGGTACTAGTAATCCTAGTAACGGTAATGCTTCTTGTAATTGTTGATCTTCTGCTGTTAACTCATCTGTACGTTTGCCTAAAATCTTTTCGGCGTTTAGTTTGCTCATTTTAGTTTTATATTTTTTCCCTGCAAACATAAATTCTTTTTCGCCTTTTGATGCCGCATCAGCCGCACACTGAGAAAACTTTTCCCACATAGCTTGTTGCTCTTCTGCAGTCATCATTTGCTTTTCTTTTGGTCCTTGTTCATGTTTTGACTGTGCAATAATAGCATCCATCTTTTCAGCATATGCTGTTTGAGGATCGATAACTTCATTAGGTGATCCCATATCGTCATTTGTATCTTGAAATCCTTTTTGTGCTAGAAAGTTTTGAATTACTTTTGCTGGATTACCATCAGCCTTTACCATTTCTTTTCCAAATGTTGCTTTGTCCATTTTTAGAACTTGGGCTAGATAATCTGCTCCATGAGTTTTAAACATACCAAGATACTTGTTCCCCACAGTACCTAATTGTATTGCATCATCTTCGGCTAGTTTTTCTAAATCTACTTCTTCTACTTTGTTTGCTTCTTTTACTAAGTTGTATACATATGGAAATACACCTTTTAGTTCTTCGTTAAACTGTCTAATAGTAAGTTCGTCAATCCAAGTATTTGAAACATCTTCTGGAACTTCTTCAAGCACGGTAGTTTCGAAGTTTGCAAATGTTTCTGTATAATATGCTTTGCGTTGTAGAGACTCAACTGTCTTTTTAACAGTAGCAAGTCTTTCGTTTACAACGTCCATGTATCCTGCTAAACCTTCAGCCATTACACTTGAGCGATTCATGTATGTCTTAAATTTACGCAGTTTGTTTAATTCTTCTGATAGCCCAACAATATGCTTACCAAAGTCGTCGTATGCATTTCCACCTTCACTTACGTGCATAGCCATTGCTCTTGCACCGTTCATGTGTCGTAGTGGATATTTAAATCTTTCGCCGTTTGCACTTTCAATATAAATGCTGTGTACATTTTGTGTGCGTCCTGCGGCATTTTCGTGGTTTACTGGGCCAGCATGTTTTACAACTAATCTTGCTGTTCCGATATCTTGGTAACTAGTTCTACTAGTTCCATACATCTTTGATTCGCTCATTTGTTTCTCCGTGCTTAGATATTCGTAATCTCTTTTATCTAAATTTGATTTTGTTATGTCTCGTGTATCAAAATTTAACATTCTCTTTTTTGCAAATACTCTTAATTCTTTTAAAAGATCAAACCATTTGCTTTTAAGTACATGTTCATCTTCTGAAAATAGGTCCTGACCATACATTACTGTGAGTGCATTTTCGTCAATACTTACACTAACTTTCTTACCGCTTGCAAAGTCAAATTCAAAAAATCTAGCTTCTTTTGGTTTGTTAGTTATTTCAGCAGATTCGTTTCCTACTGTAATGCTAGGAAAGCGTCCACGTATCTTATTAAATAATTCGTCTGCAATAGTCTCAAGGTTTTTCATATTAATATTTATCAATAACCGCTAACAAATATAGGCATCGGCGGTTCGTATGATTCTTCTCCTTCTGCTTGTGTAAACGTATTATATATACGTGGATCCCAGTCTTTCATTACAGCCATCATTCTTAATGCAAGTAATGTAGCACTAACCAAGTCATCATTAGCTCCCGGTTTTGCTCTAAAACTAGTACCTGTAGCAACATAATTCTTTAGTTCAGTAATTAATGGGCCACTGTTAATAGTTATCTTATTATTTTCAACCATAGTCTTTAGTCGACTACATGCTGTAATCTTAGTACCATGTGTAGTATTAAATCCTTTACGAAACTTACGTACATGTCCTTTACGCATTGGTTCACTTACAAATAGTCCGGGTATATTTTCTTCGCCAAAGTCATTTATAACAATCAATGCCGCTTCTCCGATACTATTGTTTTCTACACTCCAATAAATGTTAGATCCAGTTCCTTTACAACTATCTTGTATGTGTGTACAAATATCTCTTAATATTCTAATCTGTGCTGGTATAGGTGTTTCGTTGTGTCGCCATTCTGCTACTTGTGTATAACTTGGAAGTTCATATACTTGTATTGCGGCATAATCGCCTCCAGTACCCATTGCTGGATCGAGTGCTACTGCATAATTTTGATCTCCTGTTGGTTTTCCGTACCAACGTGTTTGCCCCATGTTCATTAATGGATCTTTTGCTTCCATAGTTGATAAATGAATACTATTAATAAGTGTTTCATCGTATACTAAGAATTCGCAACCGTACTCTCGTCTAAATTTTTCTTCGCCAATACGTCCAATTTCTTCAATCTTCCATTGTTCGTCTCTGTCAGGATGTTCGTCCCAACCACATGTAAATCCGTGAAAACCGTTTATGCCGACTTCTTGTTCGTTACCATGTGCATCGTATTTCTCTTGTGATTGTTTCCAAATAACAGCAAACGTATCTTCGTCTGAGTTAGGTGTACTTGTAATAATAGCACGACCACCTGTTGCTAGTGTAGGTGATATTGATGTCCAAAATTCTTCTGCAATATTAGGATTAACAAATGCAAACTCGTCACAGTATAATAATGATATACTCATACCACGTCCTGTGTTGCCTGTTGTAGTAGCACTAACAATTCTACTTCCGTTTTCAAACTCCATTGAGCCTTTGTTATAGTTTGTAACACCCGCTCTAATATGGTCTGGACATGATTCATACACATAACGTATACGTTGCATAATCTCTTGTGCGCCTGTATACTTGTGTGCGGCAATTAGTACAGTTTGATCTGGATGAAACATTGCATACCATGCTAGATATATTGCGGCAGTAGTAGTTTTACCAGTCTGCCTTGGTAGCATGTTTACATTAAATCTATGATTGTGATAACTTTCAAGAAGTCGTGATTGGTATGTGAAAGGATCAAACAATAATTTGCCTTTTACAGGATGTTGGATGTATGCAAACTTACGTGCGAAATGGTCGTAACCAGTTTTAGGATCCATGCATTTAGCAAGGTCCTCAATCTGTGTATCAGTATATGTTTCTGTTTTATTGGCTTTCTTAATTAAGACGCCGTCTAAAGAAGTACTCATACTACTATTTAACCAAAAAAATAGGCCCATCGGGCCTATGTGAGTAAGACTTTATTTTAAACTATACCGTCGCCGGTAAGTGCATTACCTGCTATACCGCCAAGTATTCCACCGCCGATTGCACCCACTGGTCCTAACGGTGCACCTAATGTTGATCCAATATATGATCCTGCCGCGCCGCCTAGAAATCCTGCATTTAAGTCTTGATCACCTTCAACGTCATCTTTGCCTGGAATTTTTGGATCGTCCATCTTTGCTGTTTGTACAATACTAGGACTTAGTCCTGCGTTAGTCATCATTTGCATTAGTTCAGCAACTTCGTTTGGAGTTTCTGCATTCATACTAATGTTAACGCTTGCTTGCTCGTTAACTGGTGAGCTAATATTATCTAACTTTTCCAGTAAATCACGCATTACGTTGCTACTAATGTTGCCGCAAGAGTTACTAGTGTACCACTAGTGTCAATATTGTTTGGGCCAACTGCTGTAACTGTGCTAGTTGGATAGTTTGACGCTTTTCCGATTAGTCTAATACGTGCTTGTAAGTCTGCCGCTGTTGCACTGTTATCACATACTACAGTCATTGTACCACTTGCATCGTTAGTTGTATGATAAACCAAAGGATTAATTTCTTTACAAATTTGCTCAACTGTTTCATCTAATGCATCGTCTTCTGCTCTTAGATCAACTGCTGTACCGTTTGCAATTTTTACTAAAATTTTAAAAGCAAATGCTCCTGGGTAATGAACATCACCTGCCGCCGATTTTCCTGATCCGTTTACTCTAGTTTGTCCAGCCATTTAATTACCCCTTGTACTCTGAATATAATGAAGAAAGTTCTTCTTTAATCTTACTTGCTAGTGCCATTGGATTATCACCGCCTGCTACTTTTGGATAAGATTTTTTAGATTTATTAAGATCATTTCCGCCTTTAATTACATCAGTGTGTGGTGCATACTCTTCTTCTGGACTATTTTCGTAGTCTTCTCCAGTGATCTTATCACCAATTGTTCCGCCTACCATTGCGCCTGCTACTTTTGGTGCTACACTTTTTACTATTGGTTTAACAATAGCACTTGATCCTGGTACTACTAAATCAGCAACTGCTCCTGCACCTTGTGCCGCTAAGTCTGATCCTACACCGCCTGTCATCTTGTCTATGTTGTCACCTGCTTGTGCTCCTAATCCACCACCAATAAGTGTTCCACCTACTCCTGCTTTAAGATCCATGTCTCCGTCGACATCATCTCTACCTGGAATCTCTGGATCATCGTCCATTGCTCCAAGTGCTTTGATATGCTTTTCCATATCCATTCTTGGTGCTAATGGCTTATCACTAACTTTTTCTGGTGACATACCTGCGTTACGCATCATTGCCATAAGTTGTCCAACTTGTCCGGCATCGTCTGCTGTCATTGAAATATTCATTGACGCTGATTCTTTTAATTCTTGTTTTTTGCTAGGAGCTTCAATAGCGTCCATTTTTGCAATCATATCTTTAAGGTTCATTATTTGCTCCCTACTGGTGATACAGTATTTTCTTTGTCGGTGATATCTGCGCCTTCACCGGGTTTAACGTCTTGTAACGGATCATTTTCACGCTCTGATCTAGCAGTTTCAAGTTCTTTTAATAAAGACATAACACGATTTGAACCAACAGCTTCTTGTGCTGATTCGCCTCCCATGTCTTCTGTTTCTAATCTAGTTTCGTATGGCCCTTCATCTTTTGTTGCTTGATACATTTCTTGTGGTTCGTTTACGTTACGCACTATAAGATGAGCTCTATCAATATCACAACACTGTGTAATATATTCTCCTAACACCTGAGGTGTTGTAGGATAATTTAAACCAACTTCGTAATATGTAACTTCACAGTTACTAAGTTGTGGAAAGTCCAGTGGACGTTCTTGAATTGGAGTTTTCTTTCCAGCACTCATTGATGCTACACTGTAGCGTTGCAAGCATCTTTCTAAACTATCAGCACAATCCTCTGGAAGTTCACCTGCTACTCCAATGTTAAATTCATATATTTTTTTAGCTTCTGCTAGGTATTTTTCAAACATGTTTCCGTCCTTATTAAATTATTTATCCATATTCTTAAGTTTTTCGAGCAAACTATTACGGTCTGTTACTATATAACCTTCGCCTTGAACCATATCTTCGTCTGGCTTACCGTCTTTGTCCATCTTTTCTTTCTTGAGTTGTAGCTCTACCATCTTAAGTTTTTTGTCTAATTTTGCAACTTTAGCATCAAGTGATGTTTTTAACATTCCGCCTGCTACTTCAAATACTCTACCTGAGTATCTTGATTCAACGTTCATACCCAAATCCATTAGATCATCATATGCATCCATAGCTTTTTGAGCAACTTCGTTAAGCTCTGTATCAGCCATTTCACCTAATCCCTTAACTGCGGGTAGTGCGGCCGATATTTTATCAAACTCAGCAATGTCTCTCAAGGTTTCATTCTGTTGAGCTAATACTTCTTTTCTGTCTTTTTTCTGATCTTGTTTGATAATTTCTTTACTATCAGGTAAGTCGAGAAGTTCTTCTAATTTCTTTGTCATTATATACTCACATTAACTGCTACTATTATTTATCGTTTTCCAGAATGGAACATGTCCTTTTCTGTAACGACCCTAAAACTAAGTCCTTTAGACTTACAATATGCCCTTGCGGCTTCCCATTTTGCCATATTTAATGCAACTGCTAATTGATTATGTTTAGATTTGCCTGCTGATTCCATAGTAACTTGGTTATCTGGTTTTACTTCAATAAGTTCTACCATATTTTTACCCTTTTTAGTCTTATATTGAATAAAGAAATCAGGAACATAAATTGTCATCTTTCCTGTTAATGGATTACGGAAGGGTATTTTTACTGCTTCGCTTGCCCATGCTTGTATTGATGGGTTTTCATCGCAAAATTTCATAAACGCAAATTCCCAACTACTACGGTAAGTTGGTGTTCTACGTCCTACATATTTTCCTGGATTTTTGGCTTCGAATTTACCTTGTGCAAAACGTCCCATGGGTTACCCCATTATGTTTCTTGCTTCTAGAGGAGTATCTGTGTTTTCGACTCTAAATCCTAATGTACTAATTTTTTGTCTATTAAAATTTAAAATACTTGCAACAGTATAACTTAATTGTAATTTATCTAGTCCTTTAAGAGTATCTAATAATTCAAATACTCTAACATTGTCAATCTTTGCTTGTTGCATTAATACTGCACCTGTAGATTGTGCCGCTGATTTATCAAAGCCTTTGCTTTCTAAGAATCCGATTACTGCATCAACTTCGTTACTTGGATATGCTAATTGTTTTTGATAATATGTATTGAAATAACGCTTAACTCGATCAGCACTATCAGTTTCTTTTTTTACTGGTAAATTTAATTGTACTTTGTCCATTTTATATTACCCCGTCCATTGGTGGCTCGTTTGGTCCACTAAAGCTGTTTGCTGATGCTGAACTTGTCTTTGATGTTTGACCGCCGTATTTGCTAATCAAAGCACCTACACCAACTACTGCCGCCGCTGTTGCCGCTGTTGCCGCACTACCACCTCCAGCACCTTTTGGAAAAGCTACACCTGCAACACCACTTACATCAATTCCGGCTTTTTTACCAATATCTCCAATTGCACTACCTATTAGTTCTTGTCCTACGCCAGCGGCATTTAATCCGCCTGCATTTTGTAATACGTTTGCCGCTTTTAATACTGTACCAAAGTTTGCTGTACCACCAGTAATATCACTCAAAACTCCATATCCGCCTGCTAACACTCCGCCTATTCCTAATAGACTAGATGCTCCGCCGCCAGATAATGAGTTTGGACTAGGAGTTTTATCATAATGTTCTTCGGCAAATCCTTTAGGTCCGCCTTTGCCTATTGCACCTCTGCTGTAATGAACAGTTTCATATTCTAATGTCATTGTGTTTGCTACAACATCACTGGCGCTGTTGTCCATTGTATCGTGTTGCCAATTTGAAATTATAGGATTTATAAGCGTAAATGAAGTATAATTTTTACGTGCCATTTGACTAATAGTAATACTGTTAAAAAACGGAGATGAAGAATCGTTATCAAAGCCGTATCTGAATTGCTTTCTGCCAAACATACTTTGTCTATTGTAAGGATCAAATGATTCGCCACCTGTGTCTGGTGATCCATCTGGTGTTGTTGCGGCATAATTACCATCTCTATAATAGTATCTATAATATGCTTCCCACAGTGCTGTAGTAACACCCATATTATCATCATGTAATGTAATTTGAATTGGTTGATAATCGATACGTTTTTGTACTATTTTTTTTCTGTTGTATTGATGTTTAACATCTGTTTGGATATTATATGCAGGTAACTGTGCAGTCTTAACAAGCATATTAAGTTCATTCAAATGCTTTTCTCTTAATTGAGGAATAACTGCGGCCGCATCAGGATTAATATTAAAACTGACATGATAAAGAAATTTTACTTTTGGACTTAGTCGATGACTGTCATCAACATAAAGTCTTGAACCGTGTGCATAGTCGCCCAGGGTTCCTTTTGGGTTTAAAGCACCCGATACTACATTGTCTAAAAATCCGTTTAAAAAGCTCATACTAATATTTATCCTTTTGAATAAAGTGGGTAGATAATTCAGTCATAAAAAAAGGGCCAACAAAGGCCCTTAATTTAAATCTTGTTTTGTTTAGATAGCGCCGCCGCCTGTGATTGCAGTATTAATTGTTCTACCTACTGCTGTTCCAATTCCTGTTCCTTGTGGAGTTTGGATTGCATTGTCGTATCTAATACTTAATGTAACTGTAACTACTTCAGATGTTGCATAGTTAAGTGCATTATAGTTTGTGCTTTCTAAATAACAACCGTATAATTCAAATGTTTCTAATACGCTTGCTGTGTTAGCACCGTTACCACCATCTAATATTTCGATTCTAGTAACAAATTTATAATCTGCACCACTTGCCGCACTTGATTGCTCAAAGAAATCAAACTGTTTCTGTAGTTGTTCGCCAACCATTTTTTGTACATTGTTACTTACATCTTCACGTAAGTTCATTGTAATTGGTTCCCAAGTGTGTTTACCTGCTAAGAACACTTTAGAGTTGTAAATATCAACTGTCATTTGTTCAAAACTAACGTTAGGTCTGGATACGTCCATAACTTGTTTTGTTAACTCTGTTGACGGACTTGATACTCCAAAGTTCTCCAAAGATACTCTAAAACGGTATTGCAGTTTGGGCATCAACAATCCCTGGTTAGATGCACTCGCGTTGCTATCTAAAGGTACTGTTAATTTTGAAAGTGTTGAAATTGCCATTATGTGCTCCTATTACTTTTATTTATCATATTATAGTCCGCTAATTTCACCAGTATTTTTAAGTC